CTGGTACAGCAAGCTGGGAAGTGTTTGCACAGATTGGCGGCAATGGCGGCACGGCTGTCACGCTGACCGGGACACAGACTCTCACCAACAAGACGCTGACAGCCCCGGTATTGACTGCACCTGTCCTTGGTACACCAGCAAGCGGGACGCTGACCAATGCAACGGGACTGCCTCTGACTACTGGCGTAACGGGTAACTTGCCGGTTACTAATTTAAACAGCGGCACATCTGCCTCGGCTTCTACATTCTGGCGTGGCGATGCTTCTTGGGCCGCTATTTCTGCTGGCTTTACGCTTGGCACCCCGGTAGCTACAACCTCTGGCACAAGCATTGACTTTACGGGGATTCCAGCGGGTGTTAAGCAAATCATAATTTCATTTGTTGGCGTTTCCACAAACGGAACATCTAATAAACTGCTTCAAATAGGTGATTCTGGCGGAATTGAGACTACAGGATATACGAGCAATTCTCATGTTTTTAACGGCGCAACCATCGGTTTCTCCACAGCCGCATCGGGCTATGCTATTCAATCTATTGTTGCTTCGCAGCAGTTGAATGGCAGCATTACTTTAACTCTTGAAAATTCATCGGCATTTACGTGGGCTGGAACTGGATTGTTATGTGACACTGTTGCTGGCGACATAACTTTTACTACAGCGGGAACCAAATCACTCTCAGCGGTGCTTGATCGTGTTCGTCTTACAACTAGCGGTGGAACAGATACATTTGACGCTGGACAAATCAACATTGCGTACATTTAAGGAATCATCATGCACACCATACAAGCAAATGTAAGCACTGGCGAGATTGTTCAGATTCCCTATACGGCTGAAGAGCAAGCCGAATACGATACAAAGAAGGCAGCGTGGGATGCTGGCGCTAACGACCGCAAAGCCGCAGAGGTTAGGGCAGAGCGCAGCGCAAAACTAGCTGCAACGGACTGGACTCAGGGTGCTGATACGCCCCAAGCCACTAAAGATAAATATGCCCCATACCGCCAAGCACTGCGCGATGTACCAGCACAAGCAGGGTTCCCAAACACTGTCGTTTGGCCCACTCAGGAGTAAGCCATGACAACCCTATCTGACATCATCACGCCAACCAACCTTGTCACGGCAACGGGAACCCAGACGCTGACCAACAAGACCATTGCTTTTGGTAGCAACACCCTGTCTGATGTGGCAAGTCTATCTACGGCCCAGACCTTTACAGGTACTCAGACATTCAGCGGTACATCAGCTACCCTTGCGATGATTTTGAACGACACGGCAGAGGTGGCAACAGTCTCAGCAACAGCGGCTACAGGCACGATCAACTACGATGTCACCACCCAGTCTGTCCAGTATTACACTAGCAACGCATCAGCCAACTGGACTGTCAACTTCAGGGCGTCCAGCGGCACATCGTTGAACACTGCCATGACTACGGGGCAGTCTGTGACTGTGGCTTTCTTGGTCACGCAAGGCTCGACTGCCTATTACAACAATGTGGTTCAGGTAGATGGCACAACAGTGACTCCCAAGTATCAAGGCGGCACAGCACCAGCGGCTGGTAACGCAAGTTCGGTCGACGTCTATATGTACACCATCGTGAAGACGGGCAGTGCGGCATTCACTGTCTTTGCCTCGCAGACCAAGTTTGCATAAGGACTGATATGCCATTAGTACAAACAAGGGGTGCGGCATCAGCCCAAGGCTTTGGTGAGTTTGCACAGGCGACTGTTGCCAACTACATTGAGGACGTGTTCAGCACGTTTCTTTATACGGGTACAGGTGCTACGCAAACCATCATCAATAATATTGACCTGTCTGGTAAGGGTGGATTGACTTGGAGTAAAGATAGAAGTGCGGCAAGAACAAATAGTTTAATTGACACTGTGCGAGGGGCAACATTTGAAATAACCAGTGATGACGCAGGACAGCAGACAACGGAATCAAATGGTTTAAATCAATTTAATAGTAATGGGTATAGGATAGGCCCGGCAAATAATGTCAATGCTTCTGGTGAAAACTTTGTCTCGTGGACATTCCGAGAGCAAGCAAAATTTTTTGATGTTTTGACGTATACGGGGACAGGAGTTAACAGAACTATTGCCCACAATCTCGGCTCAGTGCCGGGTTGTATTATGGTCAAGCGAACAACTACGTATGGTTATGATTGGGCTGTCTACCATCGCAGTCTTGCCAATACCGAATACCTTGTTTTAAACAGCACAGCCGCCAAAGCTACAGGCGCAACATGGTGGAACAGCACAACCCCTACAAGCACAGTCTTCAGCGTAGGCACTGACGCAAGTGTTAACGCATCAGGCGCAACATACGTAGCCTACCTCTTTGCCCATGACGCAGGCGGCTTTGGCCTGACGGGTACGGACAATGTGATTTCGTGTGGGTCGTTTACTACTGATGGCAGTGGTAACGCTACGGTGAGCCTTGGGTATGAACCGCAGTTATTCATGCGAAAGAATATAGCTTCTGGACAATGGACAGTGTTTGACAATATGCGAGCAATGCCAGCGACAGTAAATACAGCATCATATTTATTCTGGAGTAATGCTGCCGCAGAGTCCGCAAATGAAAATGGCCCACTGCCAACGGCTGTAGGAGTTTCTTTAACTGGTTTTGCGGCAAGTGAAACCTACATCTACATAGCCATACGCCGTGGCCCGATGAAAGTGCCTACGCTGGGGACGAGTGTTTATAAAGGCACTACATACTCAGGAACAGGTTCAATTGCAACAATATCAGGAGTTGGTTTTTCACCTGACATGGTTATGACAAAACCAAGGTCGCCTGATTATGGATATTACGGCACAGACTATGACCGCCTTAGAGGTGTAAATCAACGGCTTTCTATGAACACAACAGCTGCTGAAAATACAGTTTCTGGTGTTAGTGCTTTCAATATGGATGGTTATTCTTTAGGTATTGATGGAAATTTAAATAGCTCGGCAGTCATTTATGTAAGTTGGAGTTTTCGCCGCGCCCCCGGCTTCTTTGATGAGGTTTGCTATACGGGGACGGGAGCTGCTGGTCTTACAGTGGCGCATAATTTAACGGTAGTACCTGAGCTGATGATTGTAAAAGGTCGTAGCATTGCTGAGGAGTGGAATGTTTATTTTGGTAATAATACAAATTATCTAAAATTAAACAGAACTGATGTACCTCAAACCTCCACAACAAGGTGGAATGACACAAGTCCTACTTCTTCTGTTTTTTCGCTTGGTACATCTAATTGGGTAAATGGTTCTGGCTCTACATATGTAGCCTACCTCTTCGCAACCTGTGCTGGTGTGTCCAAAGTGTTTTCATATACAGGCAACGGCTCATCACAGACAATTAACTGTGGCTTCACAGGCGGGTCAAGATTCGTAATGATTAAGCGTACAGACTCAACTGGTGATTGGTACGTCTGGGACAGCGCAAGGGGAATTGTGGCAGGGAATGATCCACACCTCAGCCTTAATTCAACAGCCGCTGAAGTCACGACAGACGACAGCGTGGATACTGACAACACAGGGTTTATTGTTAATCAGGTATCAGCAACAGACGTTAACGTAACTTCTGCAACCTACATTGGACTCGCAATCGCATAAGGACACATCATGCAAATCAGAACAAATGACGGTCAGGTAATGTACGAGGCAGAGTTTCGTGCATACCAAAAAGCCAATGGTGGCCCAGCGTGGGACACAACGACAACCGAGGTCTTGACAGCACTAGGCGCTGATGTAGTCTTTGAAGGCCCACAAGCCTCTGGCGGGACGGTCTACCAGTACAGCCAAGCGGCTGGTGTTGAGCAGATTGATGGCAAGTGGTACACCAAGTACATCCTCGGCCCTGTTTTCACCGACACAGCAGACTCAACTGCTGCCGAGCAAGAGGCTGCTTACAAGGCCAGCAAGGACGCAGAGCAAGCCAAGGCGATACGCACCAGCCGGGATGACAAGCTGACTGAGACTGATTGGCGGTTTCGCAGTGATATGACACCTTCACAGGCGTGGAAAGATTACTGCCAAGCCTTGCGAGACATCCCAGCACAGGCTGGATTTCCTTGGACCATAACTTGGCCTGACGCACCATGAGTGAAATAGACATCCGATTGACGAGCCACGAGGCCGTTTGTGCTGAGAGGTATGCACAGATCAATGCGCGGCTCAAAAGGCTTGAGGGCGTGATTATGAAGACCACGGGTGTCTTGATTGTTTCCATGTCCGCTATCGTTTACGCCTCTTTGACATTTGGGCGATGATGTGGATTTATTTGAAGTCCTATCCAAAGCATGGCCGATCCTGCTGGCGCTGATCACCCTGATTATCGTCTTGGCAAAGTTGGATTTGCGCGTGGCGGTACTGGAAGAGAAGATCAAGGCTTTATTTGAAATGTGGAATAGGCGGGACAAATGATTGACCTTACCAAAGCCATTGGAGCAGTCGCAGCCAGCATTGCAGCCATTGGCGGCGGGTACACGTTGGCAGACAAGTTTGGGTGGTTTGACCGAGCTATCCTTGAGTGGTCACCAGAGCATTTTAAAATTGTGGCAGCGGCGGGGCAACCTATCAATGTGACAGTGGCCCGGATCAAAAAGCGGGATGACTGCTCCGTGGAGAGTTTTACCCCCAGCATCCGTGACGCCGCAGGTATGGTGCATGAGGCAACGACTACGGCGAGCAAGTTCAGCGGCCCAGCAGGGCCAACAATTGACACGTTCACGTACCAACTCACGATGGTGAGAAAAGAGAAGATTGCGCCGGGTTCAGCTACATTGCTGGCAACGATCAAGTACAAATGCCCGGAGGGTGAGCGTGTGGTTCAGTACCCCCGCCATGCAAACCTGAGTTTTGACCTAAAGGACAAATGATGCTAACCCTACTCTCATCGCTATTTGGTTTCCTTGCTGGCGGCTTGCCCAAGGTGCTTGGTTTTTTCCAAGACCGCGCAGACAAGACCCACGAACTCACGATGGCAAGGCTCCAGACAGAGCGCGAACTGGAACTCCGCAAAGCTGGCTTTGAAGTCATGCAGCGGGTGGAGGAGATCAAGTTTGAGGGGCAGATGGTTGAAGCTGCATCAGCCGAGCGCAGCGCCCTGTACGCGCACGACATAGCCATTGGTCAAGGTGCAAGCCAGTGGGTGATCAATCTGCGGGCGGGCGTAAGGCCCAACATCACTTACGGTATGTTCCTCCTGCTGGTGTTTGTTGAGGTGGCTGGATTTGCTTATGCATGGCATCACGCCGTAGATTTTCAGATCATGCTGAATAACCTTTGGGACGATGAAACGCAAACTATCTGGACGTTGATCATCAGTTTCTGGTTTGGAAGCCAAGCGTTCAGCAAGAAATGAAAGTCTCTCAACGGTGCAAAGAGATGATCAAGCACCATGAGGGGGTGCGATTTAAACCGTACCGCTGCCCAGCGCGGCTCTGGACTGTAGGAGTAGGCCATGTTTTATACCCCGATCAAGGTCGTTTACCTCTGGATCAAAGAGACGCTTACCCGCTTAAAGCGGAAGATAACCGCGTATTTTCAGGAGCCGAAGTAGATGGAATCCTTGGTGCTGATCTCCAGCGATTTGAAGTTGGGGTCGCCAAACTTTTTCCTGTGGTTCTTACCCAAGGCCAAAACGATGCTCTTGTCAGCTTTGCTTTTAATCTCGGTCTGGGCGGCGTACAGCGATCAACCCTCCGTCAGAAGGTTCTTCGGGGAGAGGTTGAAGCGGCGGCAGACGAGTTCTTGAAGTTTACACGGGGCGGGGGTAAAATCCTACCGGGGCTAGTCAAGCGCAGAAACGACGAACGCGCTCTGTTCCTATCTTAGGATTGATCCATGCCACTACAGAAAATTCAACTCAAGCCGGGTGTAAACAGGGAAGGAACTCGTTACGCTAGAGAGGGCGGCTACTACGAGTCGGATAACGTCCGGTTTCGGCAAGGTACACCTGAAAAGATAGGCGGCTGGGTACGCATATCTGCT